GCTCCCCTCTGTGGAGTACAAGAGAGCTACAACGCTCTCCCAGGCTCAATTAAGAGCCTATTGTCATATTAGACAATAGTCCAGGGATCCCCTTAGTAAGGGGGTACCCACCTCGTTTTGATGTAGACGTTACGAGGACGTCCAGCACGTTCCAAGTGACTCTCATCAAACGTGGGTTCTACGCCACGCTTAAGAAAGTACTTGAGCAGAGCGCCAGGACCCTCGAGAGGATCTCGAGGAGAAGCTGACGATACCACACAGGCCTTAACCAAAGGCCTATGAAGGTACTCGTCTTCTTTCTCAGAAACATAACCAAGAAAGGAATGACGACTCAACGCTGGGGAGCTAGGAAGGACTTTAGGGTAGAAACGAATCAACCCTTCAATCTTTCCATCTAGCCACTTAACAGTAACCCAGTTACCAAATGAATACATTTGGTTCCTAAGTTCGATAAGTGACACCACCTCAGCAACCTGCTGCCGCTGTGAAGGAAATAAACGACGGACCTTGACAATGGAAACGTCATGGCCATCGTAATACTCCTTCCCGCAAGACTCCCGGAATTTACCATTCCAGAAGCTCTTGCTGAGACCAACTTTAGCCCCGAAGGACTCAAGAAAGTCTACAACGGTATGCACATAATCCACAGGGACGATCAAATCGTCTCCGTAGACACGCACCCTGCCAAGAAAATCTAGAAATTCAGATTTCTTGGCGAACTGGTGTCCTTGCTCTCTCTCTATTGCGAGGAATATGATGGTAAGAAAAACCATCGCCTCGTAAGGGAAACAAAGAGCCGAACCCATAGATGCGAACTTGGCCAACGGTATCACACCGTGACCAGGAACAGAGGCCCGTTCGGACCTACATGCAAAAACGGCCTTCTCACTGAGAGGGAAGTTCCGCATGAGGGTCCTTACGAGCTTAGAAGACACTCTATCAGAAGCCTCACTTAAATCAAGCGTGGCTAGGGTCTGATCTCCAGAACCCTTCTGAGCCAGGAGCTGGTTAGGCTCTTGAGACTCAGTTCCGATAAAATCACTCAAGAAAGTTGAGTGAATACTCGACATTAGAACCTCGAGTATCCCCTGCTGTACATATTGTACAGATGAGGGCTCGATGGCAATAATGCGAGGCGTCTTCTGCGTCTTAGGAACAGAGATTACCCGAGATGGGATCTCTGAACCGGGTTCGTGGAAGTCAATACCGTCCTCTTCATAGTCCGATTCAATGAATCGGGCATTGGGGTAAAGGAAATCTCCAACGTGGAAGACTTCCTCCAGACGGTCGGTCCAATACTGCGTTCGATACTTACCATTACTGGTAAGTCTCTCAGCGACAGCACCGGGACCGTGTTTGGGAATGATCTCTCCTTCCCAGATCTTTCGATCTAGGTTAGAGAAGACATCTCCAAACAAAAGTTGAGCCATACGGCCAAATTCATCAACATCAGAATCAGGCAGACAGGCTTCAACATTTTTGACCTCCATATCACATTGGACGTAGTCCGACATAGCCTTGCGCTCCCTCTCGGGAGTACAAGGTAGAAGGATCTTGCTGAAGATCAAAGTCAATTGTCTTACAGCATAGATTGCTTCAATGTCGGGCTCAGACAAAAGGACACCAGAACCAGAATCGAACACCAACTCCGTGAAACCTCTCAAAAATGAGGGGAGACACGATCCAGTCTTCCGAAAGGAAGAAAAGGATTCGGGAGTTACAAACCCTTGGTCAAGACAAAACTGAAAGTCTTTTCCATAGGTAGGAAGAGTTATCGTTAGAAACGATAATCCCTCGTGTTCGGTTCGCTCAAGGACGGTATTAATGTCCTTGGTGGTGCTAGTGCTACACCTGCTAGCCAATTCATTGGCTAACACATTCCAGAGTGCGATCAGGCTTTTCATAGCCCCTCCTAATAGAGGTGGTTATCCTTAGCCTATCGTACTGAAGGGAGAACATTCAATACCGGCGTTCCAAAACCGGTACGACCATCCTAAAGGTGGTCAAGAATGTTCAGGCCTATGAAAAGCCCCCCGAGAACGCACATGACAATGACAATCAAAAAGATCGTCACGGCATGTTGCTGACCCGAGGTCGCGTGGTGATAATCATAATCGCCGCGCAAGGCTACCTCCTTTCAAATAGGAACTCCTCAATCACTTCAAGTTGAAGTGAAAAAGAGGAGAATATCTCACAACCTACCCATAGTGCCCAAGTTTGAGCTCTATGAGATAGTCCAGAGGCGTACGAGGTTTAACTCTCGCCGCCGAGGACTTTTTCGGTGAGGCTGTAGGTTGAAGCTGAGAGAAGACCGACAAGGCCTTCAACCAGTTTCTTCGCTTCAGCAACGGAGTATCCGTTTACAGGACGATCTACAACGAGATAAACACTCATTGAGACTGCCTGTTTTTTGGATTCTTCGTAGATATTGGTAGCTAGCTTTTCAACGTCGATCCGCACTAGATGGCGTTTTCTGTTCGAGCCGGTCTCCGTCGTAGACAGAGTCAGCTTGTTCAGGCCATCGGAAGTCTCGTAAACCGACTTGAAGTCCCCCACTGCAACGCGGGGGGCAGTCACTTCGGTCCCGACGACTTCTTTGAATTTTTGCGGGTCGGTCAGTGCCATAGGCACACTCCTTTAGGAACGGTGGCTCGTGCCACCTAGGTTACGTAGTAGTAAACAACTACTACAACGCCCGGGTGATACCGAGTGCTGCAGTTATGGCGAGTTGGGTAGGTGACAAACCCTCCCAACCAACACCAAACCCGAAGGGGTTTGCGGGGCAGCGACTCTTCTCGGTCGTTTTAAGACCGATAGAGGAACCGCCAACTACTTTAGTGTAATAGGACTTTGGGGCTCCAGGAGCACTTCCCCGGAACCTCATTTCCTGATCACTATAGTTCGTGGAGTATATTTCTTGAGTTTCACTCATCATATACCCATACCGCATAACAAGACCGGCTTGGCCGAAACTAGAGATGTTATGAATAACATCTCCAGCGTTCGAAAACCAATCGACGGCCCAACTCCAAGGAGTAAGGTTCCAGAGAACATCTGGCGTAAGCTCAAGTCCGTAGAGATTATCGGCTTCGTAGCCGAATCCTATGTGGCGGTCAAAGTTGTCAGCTTTGGCTGGGCCACCATAGGTAAAACATCCCTCGAACCAGCGCTTAGTCCGTTTTTCAACGGAAACCGTACAAATTGGTGAGGTGGATACTCCGAGAAAATAACCACTCGAATTATTGAGTGGATTCGCGAAGTATTGAGGAGGAACTTGTTCCTCCCACCTCTGCACTACATCAGGAAAATGAAAACTACGGTGAGTATTCCTACCTTCATTCCGTGCATAATTTTGCATTATGTCACGGTGATGACGGGCGGCATTTACTACATTGTGAACTTCACTCTGTAGTGGTGCCCACCCAAATTGGTAGTTCAAATACTCGTCACCTGCCGACTTGGCAAGGGCAGTACGACGTTTCCAAGAGTTGATCCCAAAAAGAGAAGGTAAACCCTCTCTCATGGTCTCACCCAAGGTTACGCCCATCTGCGCCGTAGGATTAGTTGGAGAGCATTGGCTAATTGCAGTAGCACCGTCAGCGTTCATGGATTTTTCATCCTGATCTTTGACGATACCTTTGTAATTAGATCCAATACTCGCGGATGAGATGAAATTACCGTATATCGGGCCAGTGTAAAACAAATCCTGGCCTGATTTAGTACGGCAAATCTCAGTCACATAACAGGGGTCTACAAATTGCCCCGTATGGGTCACGTGAAACGGACCTCCGCCTTCCCTCACACCGGTAACCCGGTTTAAGGGATGTCCTTCCGACCTCCATAATTTGGAGGTTACCTGCCCTAGTTTTTCTTGACCCTGCACTACGGGCTGTTTAGTCCGTGAGGAATCGTTAAATTCCTCATAACGGGGAACGAGAACGTTCTCCGTCTTAGTACGGGGTACTAGAGTAGGCATGATGTAGTAAGTTCCCTTCTTGTGTTTTGCGATTACTCGCAATAGTGGGTTATGCACAGCAGGCCCGGCGCTGGTGATATATTGCTTTCACCAGTTAAGCCCGGG